TATTAGTCACGTTGGAATCGTGGTTAGAGACAACGGAGACGGAACTGTAACCTGTATCGAAGGTAACACCAGCCCAGACAAGAAGGGCGACCAGCGCAACGGGGGAGAAGTCTGCCTCAAGAAGCGTGCCTATAAGAAAAAGAATGGCTCTGCCCTCAAGAAGTCACTACCTGTGTACATCGTGGGATTCGGCAAGCCAGTCTTCAAATCATAAGGAGAACATATGTTCGACACAAATAAACTAAAGCAAATCGGACTGTCATACTTCCGAGCAGCAGCCACAGCAGTGGTCGCACTCTATATGGCAGGACAGCACGACCCTAAGGTACTCGCTTCTGCGTTTATCGCAGGCTTCGTAGGTCCAATCCTCAAGGCTTTGGACACCAACTCACCAGAGTTTGGTCGCAAGAAGTAACTCTGAAACACCCTCATATACGCCCCTAGCAGGGCGATAGAGACACATTGACCCCTCAGGTCATAGGGAAACCTATGGCTTGGGGGGTTATTTGTCATTTCATCGGCGTGTCGCATACCTGCAATCAGGTCAGGGTATGTGTATAATTTTTATATATAATAAATAATATATATAAGGCGCTAAGGCGCCTATATATTATATAATATATAATCAACTGAATATTAGATAGGTCCCCTCATTGAGTCACCTCCTGTCCTCTGAGGGGGTCTATCTAAACTAACCGACAGGAGCAACCAATGTGGAATCCATTCAAGCATAAAGATGAGCACGATAATATTGATTATGCTTTGACAGAACTATCAATTGCAATTCTTAAACTTCAAGATTCGGTAAGAGAACTGCGTGAAGAAGTCGACTACTTAGCAGACTTCCTCGATGATTAAACTAAACGATTATACTTTACCTGAGCACATCAGTTACTCAGCATTCACAACTTATCTGACCTGTGGTTATCAGTATTACCTAGGTCGACTACTTCAGGTTCCAGAGGAACCATCCATTTGGTCAGCAGGAGGACGTGCTTTCCACTACGCTACGGAGTTGTATGATTACGACAACGAATGAATTGTGGGCGAAAGCCTGGAGCAAGGAAACTGAAGGACTAAATTTTGCTACCGCGAGAGTGGCTGGCAAATCAACCAAAGCAAATCCCAATCGGGAAGATGCTAACTGGTGGAATATCAATGGCTCCGTTTGGGTAGACAACTACATCAAGTGGAGACAGAACAATCCCGACTGGAAGATATGGACCACACCACAGGGTGCACGTGCCATTGAGTTGGAACTAAATCCAGTTATAGCAGGCGTGCCAGTGAAGATGTTCATTGACAGAATCTTTGAGGTTAACGGACAACTTGTGATTGTCGACCTTAAGACTTCACGGACACGTCCTACCTCTGACCTTCAGTTAGGCTTCTACAAAGTAGGAGTCGAGCAGATGCTTGGAGTGCAAGTCAATCTAGGAAACTACTGGATGTCTCGTGAATCGGGGACAGGAGAGATGATTGACCTAAGTAGATATACCTTAGACACTCTCGAATATTTCGTGGATGGTTTTGATAAAGCCCGCAAGGCTGGTATATTTCTACCGAACCTACAATCGTGCAGTTTCTGTGGACTCACAGAACATTGCCAATTCACAAAAGGAAAATAAATGGCTAACGAAGATTGGAAACTACAAGTTTCTATGAAGGCACCTAATGGTGACTTGATTAACGTTCGTGCAAATACTGCTGATGAACTCAGTGTATTGCTCGAAGGCATCGGTGATTACTCAACACAGATTGCAGCAGTATCTAAGAAGGTTGCTGGTGCTTACACTCTTGTCCCTTTATCGACGCAGAGTTCCACTACAGACACAACGCAGTCTGGATTCTCCAGTCAAACCCAGGTGGGCAATCCATTCGGTGGGGCACCAGTGCAAACCCCACCTCCCGCATCGGCGCAGCCAACAACACCAACGTGCGTACACGGCGCGAGAATCTTCCGACAGGGAGTAAGCAAGACAACTGGGAAACCATACGCTTTCTGGGCGTGCCCGACACCTCAGGGAACTCCTGACCAGTGTAAGCCAGTCAACTAAATAAGAATTATAAGTGGGGTAGTTAATCGGGGAAGGTGACTGCCCCACTTATAACATTAGACAGGAGAAGTCAATGAGAACTTTAGTAAGAAGTGTCGGCAGAACCGACATCGGTGGTGAACCACTGCCAAGTTGTTTTAAAACATTTGATAACAACAAAATTATATTTCGTAGAGCAGAAGTCTCTATGCTTGCAGGTGTACCAGGGGTCGGAAAGTCCACTCTGGCACTGGCTTTAGCCCTCCGTATGCACGTTCCCACTCTGTACATTTCTGCAGATACTAACGCACACACTATGGCTATGCGTCTTGCGTCAATGATTAGCGGTAAGAATCAGACAGATGTTGAACACTTAATGAATACAGATACTGGTTGGACTAAGGCTGTGCTCAGTAAGGCTACTCATATTGTCTGGTCATTTGAATCATCACCTACCTTGCAGGATATTCTTGAAGAGGTAGAAGCATTCGAGGAACTATGGGGTGTACCACCTGAGGCTATCTTTGTTGATAACCTTATGGATATTGCTACAGATGGTGGCGAAGAGTTCGCCTCTATGCGTGCGATTATGAAGGAGTTGAAGTATCTTGCTCGTGCAACTAATGCTGGGGTTATTATTCTACATCATACTTCTGAGGCTGTTATGGGGAATCCTTGCCAACCCCGTTCTGCACTTCAAGGTAAGGTGGCACAACTACCTGCTCTCATTTGTACTCTGGGTATTGTTGGTACTTCTATGGCTATTGCTCCTGTCAAGAATAGATATGGGCGAGCCGATGCTAACGCTAACCTAACTTGTTGGCTATCATTTAACCCTGAGTATATGTATGTCGAAGACATACCAGAGAATGGATGAGGAATGATTAGAGAAGAAGAAGACGATATGACGCAAGAGATGCGTGCACTTATCGTACTTGAAATCAAACAAGAGACAGAGAAGTTAATCCAAAAGATTGAAGCAGCCAAGGTACCTATCACTGATGAGTGGACTGATGGACTCAACGCTGGTCTAGCGTGGGCACAACGTATCTTACGTAAGGATAAGAGTGCTACGTAATGGCAAACCCTAATGGGCGCAAGGGTTCCCAGTTTGAAACAGATGTAATGAAATGGCTACGTAAGATGGGTGCTATGGCAGAGCGTCTTACTAAGGCTGGCGCAAAAGATGAAGGAGATATGGTTTGTATTGTCGCGGGACAGACATACATACTCGAACTAAAAAACAGGAAGAGCCTATCGCTTCCTGAGTTTTGGCGAGAGGCACAGGTTGAGGCGGTTAACTATGCTAAGGCTAGAGGTATATCGGAAGTGCCACTGCATTATGTCGTAGTTAAACGCCGCAACTCTGGCATAGAAAACGCTTGGGTCATTCAGGATTTAGAACAGTGGATGAAGGAGAAGTCAGGTGATAAGGATTGACAGCGACTTGCCTAGCGTTGCGGATGTCTTGCGTCACTATGGTGCGAACATACGACAAGGACACGGGCAAGTTAATCTCAAGTGCCCGTTCCATTCAGATACGCACCAGTCAGGGTCGGCGAACCTCGATAAGAATATCTTTATATGCTTTGCCTGTGGCGTTCAGGGCAACAGTTTACAACTAATCTCACAACAGGAGGGAATAAATATAAATGAAGCACGGACATTTGCAGAAGGAATTACTGGGCAAAGCCACCAAGAAGTACGCGGAAAGTATTCATCTGGCATCAGATTACCTAGAAAGCAGAGGAATCAGTCAGGAAGTAGCACGTCTGGCGTCATTAGGCGTAGTCTCGGAACCTGAAACTGGTCACGAACAATACGCTGGACGTCTTGCCATACCTTACATAACTAAGACAGGTGTAGTAGACTTACGATTTAGAAGTCTTAACCCTGCGGTTGAACCCAAGTATATGGGTATGACTGGGGCAGAGACTAGGATGTACAACGTGCTTGACGTAGAGCAAGCGGGAGATTTCATAGGGGTGTGTGAAGGTGAACTGGATACTATTACTCTCAGTTACTGCGTTGGCATTCCTTGCATTGGCGTACCTGGAGCGAACTCCTGGAAGAGACACTACACACGATTGCTTGCAGACTTTGAAAGAGTATTCGTCTTCGCTGATGGAGACCAACCAGGAACAGAGTTCGCCAAGGGTCTTGCCCGCGAACTTCCAGTTACTATCGTACAACTCCCCGAAGGAGAAGATGTTAATTCAATGTTCGTGCAATCAGGAGCAGGATGGTTTCACGAGAAGATGGATACATAACATTGGACTTTGACCCTAACGAACCACCTGAATCTTATTGCCACGATTGCGGTGTTCAGTTTGATAACTCATTCGAACTTGTAGACCACACACTGGAAGAAGATGAAGAGTTCGACCCATACTACATCTTACCTAATGGTATGAAGTTATTGCTAGGGTCACTGCTTAGATTTATTTACAACCACTCAAAAGAACCAGAACAGATTGAACTAATCACACAGTCAACATACATCACGCTATTTGCAGCAGAGATGGGCTTCGATATGATTGACGAACTGGTTGAGGATATGGTGGTTAAGTCTGCTATGCAGAACTTAGACCAGAATATTGAGAAGTTACTATCAAAGGAAACAGATGAAGAAGGCGGAGCGTGAAGAGATATGGCAGATTATAACCCACTTGGCAAACCAAGGACTGAACGTACAGAGTTATACAGTAGACAAATCCACGCTGATAGTAACGCTACACATTCCGATATTAACTGGGCAGAGTTTGAGTTAGATGTAAGAGATGTGATGCAGGAACTAGGCGACCTGCTCATCAAGAAGCACAGGGATTACGGACCGAAGAACATTAGCAACTCACCTTATGGTGCAACCAATGGGTTAGTGGTGCGTATGTGGGACAAGATAGCCCGCATTGTTAACCTCACCAAACAAGGCAACGTGACCGCAGAGAACGAACCGCTTGAGGATTCCTTCAAGGACATAGCAAACTATGGTATAATTGGGCTACTTGTATTGCGAGGAAAGTGGGATAAGTGAAAGAGCAGGAACTATTCGACTGGCTTAAGACGGAGAAGTTCCCCGACCTCATCCACTCCCCCGAAGTATATGATGGCTTCGACTGTATCTCTGAAGCAGAGAAACTATTTATAGAATTAAAGTGTAGACGCACGCACTATCCTGAACTACTGATTGAGAAGATGAAGTATGACTTCCTTCTCGAAGAGTCTGCTAAGTTAGGACTCTCACCTTGGTATGTGAACTCCACACCTGATGGTATCTGGGCATTCCCCTTGCTCGACCTCAAGGAAATAGAATGGGCAGAGAAGTGGTTGCCATCTACTACTGAGTTTGTTAATAAGAATAACAAGATGAAGATGGTTGGGTTTATCCACGTTGACCAAGGGTTTAAGATTATATGATTGAGTGGGAACGCATTGAGCGTTGGGATTATGTGGTCGACTCTGTTGCATCTGAGTACCACAAGAAGTTTGATTTAGATATTGAAGACATCAAGCAATCGTTGTATCAATGGTTCGTTGAGCATCCTAATAAGTTAAATGATTGGGAAGCAATCGGAGATAAGGACGCAAAGAATCTTATCTATCGTAGCCTACGTAACCAAGCACTAGACTATTGCCAACACTGGAAGGCTAAGTCAGGTGGCTATGAAACCTCTGACATCTTCTACTATGAATCAGGTATGGTTGAGGCTTTACTTCCTGGCGTACTGCGTGGTGAGTATGGTGCAGGTAGCAAGGTAGATTTAGGTAGACCAGGCACACCATCTGCACCTAATGAGGGTGGCAATCTTATGGCTATGATGATTGAGATTGACTGGGGATTCTGGAAGTTACCTAAGGAAGACCGCAAGGTATTGTTCTTACGCTATGCAGAGTCAATGGACTTCGGTGCGATAGCAAAAGAACTAGAACTAGGTAGTGATGATGCTGCACGAATGAGGCACAAGCGTGCCATTCGTAAACTCATCAACAAGATAGGTGGCTTCAAGCCTTATCGTGATGAGGACTCGTCGCCCTCTGATGATTCCTTAGAGTCATAGTCTACCTCTGCTGGGTCTACCCATAGCCCTTCAGGGTAATCCTGAATTAACTCTGCGTGATGTAGTTCTACTATCTCTTTCCAACTTTGTACTGTGTTCATCTTATCCTCCTGTTGAATAGAATCCTGTACCATTAAACTTTACTGCTGGTGCTGACCATATCCTCTGCATTGGTTGTTGGCAACACATTATCTGTGTCAAGTCAGAGAACTCTCGTTGTATTTCTAGTGTGACGCTACACACTTCACACTTGTAATCATATGTCGGCATTACATCTCTCCATCTATTGGTGTTGGTGCTGTGGATTCTGCTCCACATTCCTTGCACCTTTGTCGCAAATCATACCAACCTACCTCCCTAGTTTCCTTATCCCACATTACAGTAACCTCAAACATAAGGCAACCACATATGCAAGCAATCGTAGGATTATCTAGATTGTATAGGTCGAACATCAATACCAGTTCTTGCGCTGGTGATGGGCTAGTGCCCTGCAAGGGGTGTCATATCGGTGCTTGATATATTTATACGCATTCAGTATCTGAATATCGGGGTGCTTACTTGTCTCCTTTAGTACCTGTCCGATACCAAAGGCTGTGCTCTTGGGGTTGTCGGCTAGGTGGTCGAACTTACTCTCCTTCATAAAGAGTGAGTAGACGCAACCTCGCTGATGTCTATCCCAATTCCACCCCGCTTTGGCGTAGCGTGCTGCCATTACTTTGTTCTGATACTTCTGCTCAGGTGTAGCCTTTGTCTGCACCACCTGCTTCTTGTCCTTTGATGGTGAGATGTTCACCTTCAGTTCCACATTGTGAGACAGGGGAAATGTCCACGCAAAGATGAACAGCAGGACAAGGAATATCATTCGCTTTTTCATCTGACAAGTCTACCAAGTTTCGCCTTTACATTCCTTGCGTGTCGTTGCTCGTGCCGTACTGCATTGTGCGTATGCTTATAGCCCTTCATTAAGGCTCGGTCTGAGGTTAATCTTCCACCCCATATAGACCCATTACCCCCGATAGACCACACAATATTCTCATCTTCTAGCCCTTGCTCCAAGCACTGCATTTTTACAGGGCAAGTAGCACATATCTCTATCGCTTCAACGCTACGCAATACTTCCAACTGCTGTTCGTGTGCGTAGTTGCTGTTGGTGTAGTGCCATAGGTCAGGGTCAGGGTGTCCAACACAAGCCCCTTCTGCGTGCCAATCTCTATCGTTATTCATTTGATACCGCCTTAAGATGTCGCACTTTGAGAACAGAGTCTGCTTCTGCGTGGTGTATATCTTCTAACACCCTGCTCACTCCGATTTGATTCTCATACAACCACTCGTCCTGCTGTGGATAATCCCATAGGGCAAAGCCCTGCGGGGGTTGAAGTCCTTCAGGTAGATAGACATCTACAATCCGCACGCCTTCTACCTTGTACGATACCCGATAGACGTTACTCATCAGTACCACCCGTGACTCTCGTGGTGCTCGTTGCAATTAGTGCAGACCCACTCGCCCCACCAAGTTGTCTCGCCGTGCTTGTGTTCCTCTTCTACATCTATCTCCTGCAAGTTACCGCAATCGCACTCGACTTCTTGCACCGCGTAACTTCTATTCATCAAGGCTACGCTGTCACCTTGAAACCACATTGGCTCACTCATCTTCGCTACCTCCTAGCGCAATTTTTAATCCATCTATCAAGCCTTCATAGTAATGACAGGAACTGTCTCCCCCGTCGTGTAGTTTTATATCTTCTTCTGCTTGTCTTAACTCTCTAAGTAAATCTTCTCTATTCATCTTCGTCGCCCTCTGTGATAAGACCTAACTCTCGTAGGGCTTTCATCGCTTCTTCCATTGTGGTTACTGCCTTGTCAATCTGTTCTTGTGTGCTCATAGTCCACGTTCCTCCCATAGTTTGAAAGCCCCAAAGCCTAGCCCAAGTGCAACCACAATTACACCCAAGAAAGGTAACAATTGTGCCCCGATACCCCACACCCAAAGAAATATTTCTCCGTTGTTGTAAGCATCTTCTGTAATTTGATTCCATTTTGTAAAGTAGTCAATCATTTTTATTCTCCTGTCTCATCTGCTATTGGTTGCGTGCTCAGGATTCCAAGCACGGTTAAAACTATAATCGGTAGTGCTGCTAGTGTCAAGACAATCACGGCTTGCACCCGCAATTCTCTAGTGGTGTCAAGCAATCACCACAGAATGCGGTGCACTTGGTGCACCCGTCTCCTTCGCACTCTGTGCAGGTCATAATCCACCCGCTAAGCACTCTGTCATTGTGCCGATACAGATTCCATTCTCTGTCCACCAGAATCCTGTGACCATCCACCAGATAAGGGCGCAGATACCTGCAAGAATCAAGAGTGCTCGCACTCGCTTGCCTCGCTTGTTCAATCTCATTCTTCTTCTCCTGTCTTGTAGTCCACCTAGTTGTAACTCTTCTTACATTCTGAGCATAAGTAATTTAATTTGCAATAGCAACCCGCATATACAGGCGCAAGATTTTCATAGTAATCGTCATAGTAATCCACTAGAGTTATCCTCCTTGGGGTGTAAGTAACCGCCCATAGTTTCAATCAATCCCGTGTGGATTACTAGGGTGCCCGCGCTATCTATCGTGACGTGCGCCCTTGGCATATTGTCCGTGACCCATTCCTTGAGGTCTTGAATCGTGTCTACCTCTGTGAGATTCATACCGCTAACTCCAAACTCTCGGCGATTGCTCGGCGCACATAGTTTTGGTGCTTGCTAGTGGTAACGCTGAACTTCTGTTCGACAACGTACCAATCTCCCTTACCTCGCCACGCTATCGGCGTGCCGTAAGAATAGACAACATAAACGAACTTAGATTGAAAAGCCTCTATAAGTTTTGCTTTTTCCTGCTCGTCTAGTCTGCCCCCGTAGGGGATAAACTCTTGCATTTTGCCCGATAGGGCAGACGCCTTGAAATCCTGCTGCGTTGCGATAAAGTGAATCGCGTCTCGTTGGTTCATCTGCTTCATTATGCAACCACCTTTCTTGCCTTCTTGTCTAGTCGTGCCTGATATTGTGCGATGATAATTTGCTCGATGACTTCGCGCTCTGCTTGAGCGTCGCCTCGTTCTGCGTTGATTCGTTCGTTCTCTTCGCGGTTCTCTTCGTGAATCACTAGCCCGATTGCGTCGCGGTCTGCCTCTAGTCGTGCGGTTGCGTCGTCTTGAATCTGTCGAATCTGCTCCTGCAACTGTCGAATCTTTTCCTGTTCTTGTGCGTAGCGTCGCTCTGCCTCGTCCAACTCTGCCTTGTGTCGCTTGCGTCCGTCGTAGTAGAGTTTCATTCCTTGATTGTGTGCCTCTGAGTTCTTGCTATACCACCCGCTAGACCTAAGTGCGTTGTCTAGTAGTTCCGTAAAGGCTCTGTTCTGTCGCTCTGTGAGCGTCTTGCGATATTCTTGTGCATTCATTTCTAGTTTCTCCTGTCTAGTTTCCTGCCGATAGGTGAGACCATCTCGCCTATCTTGTGCCCTAATCGTGTCGTGAACACGCGCCCTCTGTCAAGAGTTTAGGGCTGTGAGATACCTCACACCTCGCAATCGTGCCCGCCGTACCATTCTCCCGCGTCGTCCTCGTCTAGTAAGTCGAAGACTCTCGCGCATTCTGTGCACTTGGCTTTCATTTCTTGCCCTCCTCTAGTCTCTTCCAAAACTCTGCCCATTCTTGGGCGTGTTCTTCTTGAATCTGCTTAAGTAATTCCTGTGTGAATAGTGGCGCGGTCATAGCCCCGCCTCCTGTCGTAGTTGTGCATTTACGCCTACAGATTGAAGACGCTTATACTCTTTTGGTTGGACGTGGATAGTCATAGTCTCGCCGTCATCTATGCCCGCGATTGCTGCGCTGCCTAGATAGCCCTCTTCAATCCACCGCAGAGGTTGCCCTGCTGCCGTAACCGATAGCCACCCCCTGCGCGGGTTCCCGTTGGTGTCGTTGGTTGTTGCGATTCTGATAAGCATTTCTTGCCTCCTGTCATTGTGGGATTGTTCCCGTGCCCCCGTATAGTCTCGCACTATCCGCGCCCTGTAAAGCGTCGGGGGCTGTGATTTACATCACACCTAACTCGTACTCTTCTATTTCTTTTGCCGTTGCGGGTACTAGCACCTTTTCTGCGGGAGAGTGGCAACAATAGGTTGCGTATCCCTCTAGGCTTTCACCCTCTCTAAACTCGTCCATAAAGTAAACGCATTTTCTGCACTTGTACCATACTCGTGGCTTTTCTGTGCTCATTAGTTCGCCCCTTTCGTAATTAGTGAAGTCATAAACCGATTCAGGACCTCATCTGCAATTCTTGCGTGGTCTGGTCCAACGAGATTTTTCTCTTCTTGAACCTGTGCCAAGGCTATGCGGTAAATCTCTTCTGTTGTAAATGTCTTCACTTTTTCCTCCTGTCGCTGTGGGCACTTCCCACCTTGCTAGCGCAAGACTATGACACCTCCCACACGCTTGTCAAGTCTATTTCGTGTGATTTACATCACATTTTCCCACAAGGGAGAAATGTAGATTTGTCGACAATTCTAGAACCTTCCCCGATTTGATAGCCCCGCAAGAATGGGAGGGGGAGAGTCACCTTCTGCAAAAACCTGCAAACTCTTGGTAGTTGCCTCAATAATTTTAGATTGCTAAAAGAATCTCCGATTTTAAATAGTTATCCACAGGTAAACAGATAGGTAAGATATGTCTAAACCTCAAGTAGAGGGTGAGAGTTGCAGAATCGGTAAGTGTTGAGATGATTTGAGGGGGTAGTGATTAAATCGCTGCATATTATAGTATATATGGTCCCATCAAAAATTTCTGTTATATTAGCCCTGACCAGGGCTTTTGTAATAAGTAGCCCCCCTTATATAGATATTTATAAAAATAATCCCAAACCGATGTTCGGTTTTGGGTATAACTACTGGTTATCTATATATGTAATAACTACATATATAGAGCGAGCATCGCTCTTCGGCTCGCTCGCTTATATATAATATATTATATATAATAATATATATACAGCCAGAGTTATGCCGTTTTACGGCTAGCGTTATTAGCGGTTATTTCTTAGCCCAGAGGGCACCGAGGTAGGGACACTTAATGGGACGTAAGCCAGGCAAGGTAGACATCTCCAAGAAGGAAGCCCAGGAACGGGTCCTGATTAAGTTGGCTGAGGGTATGACGATTACGGCGGCTATGACCACCGTTAATCGCAATGACACCACCTTCCGCCAATGGGTGATGCAATCACCTGAGTTCAAAGAACGCTCCGAGAAAGCCCGCTTAGAGGGCAAAGGCGTCAAAGCAGACCTTAAGGACTTAAAGGACATCGAGTTCCCTGACTTCTGCGAGCAGTTCCTGGACACCAAACTTTTCCCCCACCACCTCAACTGGTACGATATGATTGAGGGTCGGGAACCTAGATGGCTACATCCTGCTATGACCTACGAGCCAGCAGCGATGAACCGAATCCTGATTAACGTCCCACCTGAGCACGCCAAGTCTACGGTCATCACAACCAACTACGTGGTCTACCGAATTGTGACCAACCCCAACACTAGAGTCATTATCGTCTCTAAGACTCAGGGTATGGCTCGTAAGTTCCTTGGGGCAATCAAGACCCGACTTAGCCACCCTGCCTATACCAAGTTGCAGGTTGCCTTCGGACCTAACGGTGGCTACAAGGCTGATGCTACCCAGTGGCAAGCAGATATGATTTACCTCGGCACAGGTCGAGACTCAGGCGAGAAGGACCCTACGGTTCAAGCCCTCGGTATCGGTTCTCAGATTTACGGTGCTCGCGCCGACTTGATTATCGTTGATGACGCGGTTATGGGTTCTAATGCCCACGAGTGGGAAAAACAGATGGACTGGCTTCAGAAGGAAGTTATCACCCGTCTTGGTCGTCACGGCAAACTTATCATCGTAGGTACCAGAGTCGCCGCTGTAGATTTGTACAAAATGCTCCGTGACCCAAAGCAGTGGTCGGGCGGTAAATCCCCCTTCACCTACTGCGCTATGCCAGCCGTTCTCGAATTTGATGAGAAGCCACAGAACTGGAAAACACTCTGGGCTAAATCAGACCAGCAAGAAAACGAATTGGACGAACCAGATGAGAACGGACTTTATCCCAAGTGGGACGGACCTTCTCTCTTTACGCGTCGCTCTGAAGTCGCTCCGTCAGTATGGGCTATGGTCTACCAGCAAGAAGACGTCCAAGAGGACAGCATCTTCTCACCACTGTGTGTGCAATCCTCAGTCAACGGAATGCGAAAGCGTGGACCGCTAAAGGCTGGAGTGCCAGGACATCCTAAGCACCTTGAGTCAACCTACACAGTTATGGGTCTTGACCCTGCTATGGCAGGAGCCACAGGTGCCGTCATCTGTACTTACAACAGAGCAGACGGAAAGATTTACGTACTAGATGCAGTCAATATGACTGAGCCAACCCCAGCCAAGATTCAAAGTCTGATTGAGGATTGGGTCGAGAAGTATCGACCACAAGAAGTACGAATCGAAATCAATGCTCACCAGAAGGCTTACGCCCTGGATGAGAACTTAAGAAGTTTTCTTGCCCAGTATGGGTGCCAGTTGAACTCACACTTTACTGGTAAGAATAAGTGGGACACATCTTTTGGTGTGGCATCTATGGCAATGCTTTTTGGCAACGCCAGAGACGGACGCTTCAATGATAACAACATCATTGAACTACCTTCTAACGAAGGCTCCGAGGGTCTCAAGACCTTGGTTCAGGAGTTGATTACTTGGAAGCCAGACACTAAGAACCCTACCGACTGCGTTATGGCTTTATGGTTTGCGGTAATCCGCATCCGTGAGTTAATGCAACAGTCATCCAGAGTAGGTCAGTACCAAACAAACCGATGGGCAACCAGGGCACAGATG